CTTGTATGGTCAGTCTTCGGTGTTAACTCAAATGAAATGGGCGAGTGTTATTCAGAGGACACAAGAGTATTAACTGAAGATGGATTTAAGTATTATTTTGAACTTAATCTAACTGATAAAATTGCAACAGTTAATGAATCTAATCATTTTATAGAATATATTAACCCAACAGAAATAAGAACTTTTGATGTTATAGATAAAGACTTCCATCATTATAAAAGTAGTCGTGTTGATATTCTTGTTAGTACAAATCATAGAATGTATTATAGAACTATGAAGGATCCACAATTCAAGATGTCATTTTCAAATGAAATTCCAGTTAATACAGTTAAACTACTACAAGGTGGGTTACATTGGAAAGGCGATGATCTAAAGGAATATAATATAGATTTAGTTAATTATAACAATAATAAAGATATAAATAGAAAACAACAAACTACATTTGATATTAATGATTTTTGTGAATTTATGGGTTATTATTTATCAGAAGGTTCAGTATTAAAAGGTATGAATATTAAGAAGACTTATACTATAAAAATATCACAAACTGATAAGGATAATATATTAATTATGAAACCTTTACTTGAAAGATTAGGTTTTAAAAGAGAAGATACTTGTTGGTCATTGAGTAATAAATCTTTAGCAATATATTTAAGTAAATTTGGTTGTTCTACTGAAAAATACATACCTAAAGAATTAAAGAACCTCCCAGTAGATAAATTAAAAATATTATTTGATGCATTAGTTCTTGGTGATGGATGTAGAAGCAAACAAGGTTCAAGTATAAGTTATACTACATCAAGTAAAAAGTTAGCAGCTGATGTTTTAGAGATTATGCTTAAGATTGGATATAAAGCAAGTATGAATTTCAGAGAATTTAAAAATAAAAAATGGAACACATCTTATATTGTTAATGCAAATCTTAATCAAATAGAACCAAGATTAATTATATCTAAACAACGTATTAATGAAAAATATACTGGTGTTATGTGGTGTCCACATGTATATAATAAACCGTTTATTACTGAGAGAAATGGTAAAATAAGTATTAACTACAACACCGAATCCTCAAACAAGGCAACAGACATTGGTCAGTCCAGGATTATCAAAAGAAGAGCAATCAAGCCATATCTTATTATGCTTGAGTATGCTTATAACACACAATTGATTACTGAATTAGACGACACAGGAAAATTAAGGTTCCAGTTTGATGACTATGACATTGAAGAGGACTTCAGACTAAACGAGCTGTATGAGAAGAAAATGCAGTACATGAGTGTTAATGAAATAAGAGATCTTGAGGGCTTAGAAGAAGTCGAAGACGGGGATAAGATACAAGGCACACAAGACCCTTTTAACTCACAATTCGGTGGGGATCAAGACCAAGAACCTAATAACAACCAAGAGAACCAACAGGAAAAAGATGAGTCTAAGAAAGATGAGAAAGAAGAGAAGTTAAAGTCAAATAAAGAAGACAAACCAAAACCAGCTCTCCCACAAACAGAGAGAACTGACTTAGAAAAAGAAATGATTGATCATTACAAGGGTGTAGAGAAAAGAATAATTGAACTGGTGAAGGGTGATTAAATTGCCAACTCCTAAGCAGATTGAGGATTTCATAAAAAGTATGATGCTACCATCAAGCATAATAGACACAATGCTAAAACAAATTACAATTAGCTTTGACTTAGGAGTTCAGAACATAGAAAAGTTAGTTAATCAGAACATAATGGATGTTAACCCTGAGGTAATTGAGTTCATTAAGAACTATAACTTCGACCTAGTTAAAAATATGAATGATGACCTAGCAGTTAAGTTAAGAGATACACTAAGCAGGGGCTTAATGGACGGCAAGAGTGCTACACAGATGACTAAAGATGTAAAGAACATATTTGACACTACAATGGCGAGAGCGAGTTCAATATCACGAACAGAAACCGCAAGGGCATTCGGTATGGGTCAGTTCGCAGCCGCAGAAAAAAGCAAAATTAAACTAGTAAAATACTGGTTGGCTGTGCATGATAATAGAACAACACCACTTTGCCAGAGATTAGCAAGGAAGTATGATAGGGAGAATGCAATACCAGTTGATAGGAAATTCAAGGATGATGTTTCAGGATGGGTTGGACTCACAAATCCAAGTCATATAAATTGTAGATCTGAAGCAATTTACATACCAATATCACAATAATTCCTTGTGTTTTATAAAGTTTAAAAAAATATATATATATGGTGAAACAATGACAGATAATACATACACATATTATTGTAAATTTGATAATTTAGAGATCATTACTAAGGGTAAGAAAGAGTTCTATGTTGAGGGTTATATATCCACAACTGATAAAGACCTAGCTGATGAAGTTCTAAGTATGTCCGCACAACACGATATACTCGAACAAACAATGAATAGAAGTATAAAATTTGATACTGAACATGAGATCTGGTATGATAAAGACGGTAATGAGAACTCTAAGCCAACTAACAATCTACCAATTGGTAAGATTATATCCTCAGAGATAAAAGGGAATGGTGTTTGGGTTAAAGCCGAGCTTAACCAGGACAATCCACGATTCAAGAACATCTGGGAGAGCATAAAAAAGGGCTTTTTAAACGCATTTTCTGTTAGTTTCTATCCAGTTGAGGCAATCAAAAGAAAGGTTAATGATTTAACTGAGTCTGTAGTTAATAGATTGAATCTAATAAATGTAGCACTAACAGGCAATCCATGTAATCCATCTGCGACTTTTACACCAGTTATGAAGTCCGCAATTAATGGGTTTATGAATAGCTTTGATACTAATCAAAATAACAAGGAGGACGATAACATGTCTGATAAAGAAGTTGATAACAAAACAGAAGAAGTTCAAGAAACTGAAGCTAAAGAACCAGTTAAAGTTGAAGAACCAGTAAAAACAGAAGAACCAGTAGCTAAAGAGAAAGTAGAAGTTACTAGTGATAAACATGTAGACGGTACAACTAAAGAAGTTGAACTTAAGAACATAGCCTCTTTAAAAGCTGATATTGATGCACTTAAAGCTGAAGTAAAGGCACTTAAGGAAGAAAACGCAGAGAAAGAGAAAAAACTTAATCAACCAATAAACAAATCTATTGTTGAGAAAGATGCAGTTAAAAAAACTAAAGAAAGTGCATACAACACTTTTGATTATATAAAATAGGTGATTAGAAATGGCAAACACAGGAAGTATAAGTAACGAGTTTGATTCTAATGGTATTTATCAACAGTATTTTGGTAATTTACAAAATGGTGTGGTATACCAGGATAAAATGGGTGCTTATAAGAATTTAGGACTTAAGAGATCTCCAGAGGATTCATTTAATTTCTTTAATGATAACTCTCCAATGATTAAACACGCAAGAGCAAGCAATAAAGCTCATGGTGTTACAAGTGGTGGTGCTGGAACTGCAGGTTATGCAATGGTACCAATTTTTGTTGATCCAAGAGTAGTGGATAGAACAAGAAAGCAAACACCATTAGTTAGCATTATGCCGAGAGTGAGTAATCAAGGTATGTATGCAGATTATAATGTAATAACAGCAAAGGGTGGAGCATTTACTGCTGCTGAAGACGCTGCAATGGCTGAGACAAACACAACTTATGATAGAGGTAGCACAGCTATTAAGTTTTTATACGCAGTAGGTAGAGTAACAGGACCATCTATTGTTGCACAACCAAGCTATGTAATGGATAGTATTCAGGGTTCAGATGTTGCACCAGGAATGGCTAACTTCGGAACACAAAATGCACCAAACGCATTGCAACAAGAAGTACTAGTAAAAACTAGAGAGATTAAAGAACTTGAAGAAGGACTATTAATCAGAGGTAACGCAACCACATCAGTTTATGCTGGTGAAGACGGAACTGAGTTTAACGGTATTGTTCAAACAATGAGCACAACTAATACAGTTGATAAGAACACAACTTATTTAACACTAGGAGATATTGAGCTTGCAGCAAGATATGCTTATGACGACGGTGGATTCCCGAGCATAGCAATCTGTGACTCTGCAACATACCTACAGGTACTAGAGCTAGTTAATGATAAGTTAGGTTATTTAAAATCAGTTGAAACAACAGAATATGGTTTCACAGGTATTAAATACCACACAATCGCAGGACCACTAACAATCATACCTAGTAGATTTATGAGTACAACCACAGCAGAAAGAGCAATGTACTTATTAGATATGAGTTGTTGGGAAGTTAGAGTATTACAAGACTTAACTTATGAAGAATTAGCACACGTTAATGATTCAAGAAAGTTCATGTTAAAATCATACGAAACTCTAATTTGTAGAGCGCCAGCATTCAATTCAAGTATTACAGAAATTAAATAATTCAACAACAGGTATGGATCTAATGATTCATACCACCACCTCCTTTATGGAGAACAAGAATTAAAAGGTGATAATAAATGACAACAACAGTATACGCAACAGTAACTTGGCTTGCACCACTAGGTGGAAGAGATAGTGATGGTTATAAAATTGGTTATATAGACGCAGTAGCAAAAGCTGCACAGAATGATATAATTGTGATAACTAATGCACATGATATTAAAGATGATAATATAAGTAAATTAGTAGCCAGTGGAGACACAACTGCTTTAGAGGACTTTTCAGCTAGTGCAAACACACTAACTATGGAGAGCGCAAACACAGGTACAATATCTGGTTTAGTAGTAGGCAGACCAAAATAAATAGAATAATTATAAATTAGGAGAGTGATTAAGTATTACTTCAGCAGAAGCAACTTCAGAAACATTTAAACAACTTACACCGAATTGTGGGTATAAGTTTGTACATGTAGAAGCAACACCTGTGAACACAGCAGATTTCATTACAGTTAATGAACTAACAACCATTAAGGGATATTACTTGCAAATGGACGATGGCTCAGCATTAACTTCAAGTGCAACCTTTTCAGGCAATGTATTAACACTTGGAGATGGTGATTCAGTAACCCCAGTTACAGGTTTTGTATGGGGAATTTAAAATTAAGGAGATTGATAATAAATGACAGCAGTTGAAGCTACACTAGAAACATTTACACAAATGTTACCTAACTCTGGCAAGAAGTTCATATTTGTAAGTTTCACAACAACTAATGCCACAGATTACTTAACAGTTACCCCTTTGGATTACATTGAGGGTTTTAGAATAACATCAACCACAAATGCTACAGTATTAGCTGGTACATTTGCTACCAATGTGTTAACACTAACTAATGGTGCAACTGGAACTAAGATATGGGAAGGCATAGTTTGGGGTTATTAAATAAAATAATTATAAATTAGGAGAGTGATTATTATTACATCAGCAGAAGCAACACCAAAAGCATTAAAGGAATGGTTACCAAATTGTGGTGAGAAATTCATATTTATTCAAGCAACCACAACAAACGCAACCGATTACATTACAGTTACTGATTTAACAATAGTACATGGGTTTTATTTAATGTCCACAGGCGGGACAGTAGCAGCTGGTACTTGTGCAACAACTACTAATGTAATTACACTTAGTAATGGTGCAACAGGTACTAAGATATGGTCAGGATTTGCATATGGAGTGTAAGTAAACATGCCTAAAGGAATTAAAGGTTTTCAGAAAGGACATAAAGTATTTGGTGGAAAAAGTACTAGATTTCCTAAAGGATATCTAGGTGGACACAAATACCAGAAAGGACATATATCAGTAAATAAAGGGGTACCTTGCTCAGAAGAACAAAAAATGAAAGCATCAATAACAAGTAAAGGTAAACATTATTCAATAGCTACAGAATTTAAAAAAGGGCATATTCCTCCAAGCAATCCAGAATTAACAAGAAAAAAATTAATGAAACATCCAATGTCATCATTAGAAAAGAGGTTTAATTATTTTATTAAAAAATTAGATTTACCTTATAAGTTTGTAGGTAATGGTGATTTTATAATTGAAAATAAATGCCCAGATTTTATAAATACTAATGGTGAAAAAATAGCAATAGAAGTTTATTTTACTAAACATAAAGAAATGTTTGGTGCAGCAAAAGAAACAGGAATTAAAAAATGGAAATTTAATAGATTAAAATTGTTTAATAAGTATGGTTGGGATGTAAAGTTTTTTAATGAAAAAGAAATATCAGAAGAAAATATAAAAAATATATTAATAGGATATTAATTATGGTATGCTCCCAGTGTGGAAAATGTTGTGTATCAATGACATATATTGTACCACACCAGGTTTATACAAAAGACGAGCTTGATTATTATAGCTATAGGGGAATCACATTTGATAGAATTAACCGAACACAGGATAGACAAATAATACCTTGTAGGTGTAAGCATTTGAGTTCAGACAACAAGTGCATGATTTGGGATACAAGACCAGATGTATGCAACAAAGAAAAGAGAGCAAAGGGACAAGCAATTTTTACACCTCCTGGATGCACAGATGAATAAGTGATAATATGGGTTATACAAGCATTGCAGAAGTTAGAAATGTAATAGGTGTAAGTGACACAGCGATTATACCTGATGCTACGATAACTGCATCTATTCTATGGGCAGAAGAACAAATTGATCAATTAACAGGCACAACTTTCTATTGTGTTGAGGAATCAGGAACTGCTACTAGTTCAACTGCAACTACACTTGTGGATAGTGGTAAATCCTGGACTGTTGATGAATATATTGGTTATGCTGTATATGTTTATGCAGGAACAGGCATTGGGCAGATACGGGAGATCACAGATAATGATGCGACTTCTTTAACAGTAGCTACTTGGTCAACCAACCCAGACGCAACCTCAAAATACTATATTACTTATTTAAATAAAATAACAAATGAACTACAAGACGGTACTAATCAAAAATGGTTATACACAAAGAGAATGCCGCTGGTGCAAGTAGATAGCTTAACAGTAAGCGGAACTTCAGTAACACCAAGTTATTTATATTTATACAAGGATGAGGCTAAGTTATACTTAAAACAAACAGCAGAGGTTAGCTTCTTCGGATCAACAACTAATACCTACCTAAAACAAGCAGTAGATGTTACATATCATTATGGTGTGATTGCAGAAGCTAAAAGGGGTACACTGAGTATACCTTATACAGTTAAACGACTATGTGCAATAATTGCTGGACTACAAGCTCTTTACTATCAAAAAGGAGGCACATACGCAACTTTGAGCGGATTCAGTCTTCCAGATTTCCAAGGTCAAATTGGGCAAGCGCACGCAAATATTTCTTCTGTAGTTTCAGATTTAGTAAAAGAATACAATATGTTATTAACCCAAGTAGTAGGTAAGTATTATTATATAGGATAGTAATTATGGGTGCAGGGGATTATACAGTAATTAGAGTTAACTTTCAGAAGAAAGCAATAACAGATTATGGTGTATCTGTAACCAGAACACCAGTCACAAAAACTACTTCTAATACATATGCAGATGAGACATTAACTGATGGAACACCAGCAAGCATTTCTGTTTTCTTTCAACCTAAACTGAACAAGGATTGGATGTTCAGTAAGGAAGGGGAGATTAAAGGACTAGACGCACTTATGCTAACTCTATATGGTCAAGCACTAACTAAGAATGATAAAATCACATATCAAACTAAAAACTATAGAATCCAGGACATTGACGATGTTTATTTAGAGGGCAATAAGATATACAGAAGAGCGAATCTCTATATAATTGATTAGTTATGGAAGTTAAACTAAATTGGGATATCATATTCGAAGGTATGCAA